TTTTGATCCATTACTCTTCCTTAAGATGTTTAACCAATGTAGCAAATGGTCTGCCGTTGGATTTATTAGCTAGATAGAACTTGTCTTCATGCTTTCTATCTCTATCGTACTTTACTTCTACCCGCCACTCTTTACTAGTGTAGGAAGGCACTACGAACATGCCTCCCGTCTTCTGTGATACCATTACATAGGCTAAGGGCTTGTTAGTCTTACCTTCAAACCCAGATACGGTATCTATGATTAAATCATCATAAGGGAAGCTTGCTGGGTCATCTGTAAAATATAGATTCCTAGACTTAACCTCAAGTATATGATCACCGATTATGATGTCTTTTTCATTGGCAGTAAAGTCTTTAATCTCTTCTTTAGTCTGAGCAAACTCTAGATCTGGAACTACGCTTTGTATACCTTCGGATCTAAGTCGCATTGAAACTACTTTATTATACTTATGTCCTTCTGACATAGCCGCCTTATAATCAAATGACACTTAGACCCGCTTTGCGATTACTTGCTTGCTATGAAGCAGTAGGTACTTGTTTCCTTCTTCATCTTCAATTTCGGTACCAGAATGCTCTGGATAAAATACGATGTCTCCGATATCAAGCTCATTGATAGGAATAACCTCACCCTTGTAGTTTGGCTCACCGTCTCCCATATCAATAATCTCAGCCTGACTTGGGCCTTGCTCTGCAAATGCAGCAGATAAAACTAATCCAGTTTTGGTTGTCTTCTCGCCGACTTCGATCTTCTTAATTAGAAGCATTGCTCCAATAGGTTTAATCATTTTCGTATTCCTCAAAAGCTTTCTCTATTTTTCTTACTAGGACTGGCCCATTCTTGGATTCCCATTCCCGTTGCTCTGCTTCACGTTGACGCTTTTTATCTGCGCCGCTTATTGTTTTATATTTTGGTACATTGAATGACATTATCTAATAATACAATTTACTGCCCATATTGTCAATAGTGCCCCTAATTGGATTCGAACCAATGCTGTATAGATTTTAAGTCTACCGCCTCTACCGCTGGGCTATAAGGGCTTGGAGCGGATGATGAGAATCGAACTCACCCCTTCTGCTTGGAAGGCAGAGGCACTACCAATATGCAACATCCGCATGCTATATTCATTATATAATATTTAAATTGGCGAGTCAAGAGATTCGTCTATAGCATCATCTATTGTTCTTGTATGTTCTTTTGAACAGTTACCACAGTCTTTACACATCTTTTGTCCTTAAATAAATATAGCCCCACGGTATGTGAGGCCATATCTAGTTTGTAACTTATACTTTCTTACGTCCAGTTTTTCTTGGTGGCTTAGGCGCATTGGTTGTTTCTCTACGAATTCCGTGCCTGTTTGTATCCACTTTAATACCAGATCTTAATCCTTGAGTAGGTCGCTTTCTTGTAGCTTCCTGACTTGTAACCGCACCTGAAGCAGATCCTGCTGCAGGTGGTGGTGCCATACCAGTTCCGTCCATTGACATTAGTCGATGTCCTCTCCAGTAGGGCCTTTCGGTTCGTTCATTTCATGTTCCATGTCTTCTTCAGTTTCAGTTCCAAGTGGGTTCATTGAGTCTGTTCCGAACATCATTGGCGAAGCCATTTGTCCTGGACCAACATCGTAAACATTTTGATTAGGCAATTCTACGCCCATGAATGCTTCTGAGCTGCATCCACACATTGCACACATATTAGTTACCTGTGCCGAATGCTGATGTCTCTGCTGCAGTGTGAACCATCTTATTGGTTGTTCCAGCTTCACCTTGTGAAGACATGTCCTGTGCTGGGAATGCTGCACTTGGATCAGCAGCGTACTGCTCTCCAATAGTGTGCTGTACCGCTGGCTTTACTTCGTTAAATCCTGTTAAGTTCAATCCGTCTGTCATTTTATTACTCCTATAGGTTGTATTTAGATGGGTCTAGAAAGCCATCTATCAATATATTATAGCATTTAGTTGATTAAGATCTGTAGTGCTTATCCCAGCATTGGTCACATATATCTATGATCCCGCCCTCTGGCTTTGCTGCTATCCTAGTGGATTTATTCTTGCATCCACCCCACTCACAAATCTCACCAAACACTACTTAGAACCTTTGGCTGTTTGGCCACGGTACCCTGTCTTTTTCTTGTTCATAGATCCTGGCTTTTTAAATGCTGGCCCACCTGGTGTAGCGGCTATTCTCTGCTCTAAAGCTTTCTTAATCTTATCGTGGTGTTTACCCATGTTCAATTTTCCTAACTATATATCTAATTACTTCGTATGGTCTCCACTCTGGAGGCAATTCTAAATATCTTATTTCGTCTAATATTTTTTCTCTTACTAGATCTTCAATGTAATCCATATAGATATTCTAGCATTTTAATATTAAAGGGGCAAGACCCTAGAGTCCTGCCCCTCAATATTAGGCCTGTTACTTCTTTAGGGCAACCTTAGCCTTTGGATTCTTTGCGTTCCACTTCTTAGCAAGAGCGTTGTACTCCGCCTTGTACTTTGCTGCTGCTGTCGCAAGAGCTAAGTCTGATGCCGCCTTTGCAGTTACTGTTGCTGAGTCAGATGCTGCCTTTGCGTCTGCAAGTGCCTTATCTGCTGCAACCTTATCTGCTGCACGACCAGCCTTCTCTGCTGAGAGAACGTTTGCTGCTGCCTGTGCATCCAGTGCACGACCAGCCTTCTCTGCTGCAAGCTGCGCTGTGAGTGTTGCAACTGTTCCATTAAGATCGGAAATTGTAAATGCTGCTTGCGCTGCCTTTACTGGTGCTGATAATCCAGCAACTGTTGCTGCTGATGTAGCGCCTGTTACAACAACTGTGACTGTTCCAGAAACTCCAACCGCAAGAGATGCAGTCTTTGATCCAGCGACTAGTGTTGTGTCTGCAGTTGCTTCTGCTGTTGTAGAAGTAACCAATGTCTTTGTAATTGTTCCATCTGCAAAGGATGATCCAAGTACTGTTGCAGTAATTGTTTCACCTGTCAGTACTGGGTTTCCAAATACGTCTGTAGCAGATACAGTTACTGTTGGAATTGTGCCAACTGCTGATGCTGCTGGTACTGCAACCGCAACATTTGATGCTGCTCCTGCGTTACCTTTGATGTAAACAATAGTTGAATAAGCGCCATTTGTAATGGTAACTGTTCCAACCTTTACGCTTGTTGTGTAAGCATAAACTGTTAACGCTGCTCCAGTAGATGTAACTGAAAGTGTTGAAACACCAGACGCAATTGTCTTTGGTGAATCTGTTGTGTGTAATGCAGTTACAAGTTTAATTGTATCTGACGCTACAAATGACACAACTGTTGCTGTGTCTGCTGTTGCTGCAAGAGCCACGGATGTTCCAGATGTGATCTGGTTTGCTGCGGGTACTGCAACTGTTGCTGGTGCTACAGAAGTTGTTGCGTTATTAACTGTTGCAACCGTTACGGCTAGCGGTGCTGCCGATGATGGTGCTACAGAAAAGCTTGCAAAAGCTAGGGCTGCAGCAGTAGCAATTGCGATTTTCTTGAATGAGTTCATTCTATTTATTTCTCCTTATTTTTGTCTGCCTCTTGATGAGCGCAGAAGTTTTGTGATACATTCACACTATGTAAGACGTTTTTCTAATTGAAATGTCGCTATCTAGTGTAATTCATTTACTTTTACATGGAAAGAACACGGGTCTCCGCCCTCGTCCCATTCTTGCATTTCTTCATCTGACATAGGGGGACCGTCATGAGTATCGCAAAATACATCTGAGATCCAACCTTTATCGTAGCCATACTTCATCCATGCATCAAATTCTAGATCCATTGTTCTAGTTCCTTTAGCATTAAGTGTTTTGGCTTGGCACCAATAATTGTCTTTACTGGGACGCCATCTTTAAATAATACCATAGTTGGTATTGAAGATACTGAGAATTCCACAGGTTTTGTAGGATTCTCATCAACATTTAACTTACCAACCAGTAGACCAGTCTCATTCGTAATCTCATCTAGGATTGGGGATACCTTTTTGCAAGGCCCACACCACTCTGCCCAGAAATCAATTAAGACTAAGCTGTTATTTTTAATCGTTTCATCGAATGTGTTATCTGTGACTATCATTATGCCTCCACATGTGTAGGCCAGAAGTAATTACAAGCCTCGCAGCAAGTATACCCTAGCTCTTTGTAATCTGCATAATCACTATAAAACCAATAGTGGTCAGGATCCTTTTCAAACAATCTTCCTTTGTGAGTATAGTGAACCTTGTCATCACCCAACCACCAAGGCTTCTCTGACTCTAGTCCTAGAAAGTTTTCTTCATATATCTCATCAAATTGGATATGTGTAGTATTCTTATACCCACGTAGGACTATATCCTTAATGATAGCTTCATTGTACAGGAACAACCAATCTTCATGCCCCCGCCACATTTTAACTGCTGGATGATTACTCCATGCACCACTTGAGTACATGCCAGCCAATGATTTTAGAATCTGTAGATTCTCAACGCTTTGCTTAATTAGTCTTTTGCGATCAAGATGCTCTGCTGTATCTTGAAAGTCCGCCTCTGGTAAAAATGTTTGCATGATACCTATTCTACTAAATAGCTCAAGGCTAGTCAATACTAGTCTTGCTTTTGCAACTCCTCGGCTGCTTCATTAATCTTATCCATATACATCTGAATAACGAAGATAGTTGTCTCAGCAGCATTTGCTGCTAATGGAGCCAGCGCTTCATCTGACTGCTGATCTTGAGGAACGTTGTTTACCCATTTTTGAAATAAAGCTAACTTAATTTCATCAATGATACCTTCAAGTATCGTTACTTGTTTAGCCATTTAGCGCTCCTTGTAGATTAATTAGCTTACCAATATTAGCTTTACCCTTGACGATGGTACCTGTTCTTGATAATAGATTATAGATATCTGTTAGACTGCCAGCCTTTACTTGCTTGACTGCAATCCATTGTGCTGCTGCCACCTGAGTAGCAACAGATGTTCCAGCGGCATTCTTTGTCGTGCCTCCTGGAAGAAACACTCGCATAGTTCCATTAGCATAGAAGTCTAGAAGAGCATTATCTCCATTTGAATATAACTCAATGCCAAATCGTGTAGCAGAACCTACCGAAATTGATTCTGGAATACATGCGGGCCAATCAATTCGTGTATAGTCTCGGTTATTGCCTGCTGCAAAGAAGGCTGGGATGTTTGATGAAGCTAGGGATTGAACCAAAGCCTTAGTTCTTGGTGTGATGGGGCAGTAGTCTTTGTAAAGACCTAATTCGTGATGTCCTTGTGACATTGCGATTGCCTGAATGTTAAACTTATCTTTGTTATTTGCAACCCACTGAAGAGCATTTACTACCGTATCCTCTGATGTTATTTGACGATCAGCATTGATGTTCTGACCAATAATGCGAACAAATACAATCTTCATATTAGGGTTAGCCTGAATTGCTGCTGAGGCCATCTGTGTTCCGTGGTCAAAGCCACTCTTAGAATATAGTTCTGGCTTAAGTGTTGATGATCCAGGACCTTCCATAAACGACTGTCCGTTTGGGCATGTTGTCCATTCAAGGATGCATACCTCGTAAGCGATCTTATCTTTAAAGATTGGTAGCGATGTGTCTAATGCTGTATCAAGGATAGCGAGTGTTGGAGCTACCGTTTGATTTTTAAGAGAAGCATTAGCTGTTGTTGGTACTAGTAGTGTAAGGGCAATTAAAGCCGCAGTTATTTTTTTATTCATAGTACCTATTCTACTAAATAGATACCGATACGTCAAGACTTATCTTTAAGATCTTTTAACTTTTTTTCGTACCATTTACCAGCATCAAGCTCAGGTCCTTTAACCTTATTCTCTTCTAAAAGAAGCTTGACAGCAGTATTTAAATATTCAATCTGAAACTGCATTCTAACCATCTCTAGTTCAACTAATCTTAATCTTTCTGACTTTCTCATTCCATACTCTCTCTATCTACTGGGGTTGGTGCTGTTGCTAGATTACCGCATTCAGCACACAACATGTCTAAGAAATATGTTGCTATTTCATAGTTTTCAAAAACTGTTCTGACATACCATTGGCTTGAGCCACATGTGCAGACATGCGTAGGTGTTCCACGAAGGTCTAGTCCTGTTGGCGCTTCGTCTTCGCCAAGATCATTCTTATCAAAAACAAGTAGCTCGTACTTGCTAAAGAAATTTTTGATCGCTCCTACTGAAATAAGTCCAAGTAGTACTGCAGCCAATCTATTTAGCCACTTCATATATCTATTATACTCTAAACTTGAATGTATGTAAAGGGGGGAGCGACTGCCATATTAAATTCAGCAGCAGCCTCTAGCGCAAGCTTTAAGCGCATCTTAGGATTCTTTTGATTCTTTGTAGCGTGTAATGCACCCAATGCAATTGTTCCACCACTACCTTCTGCCATATAGTTAACTATGTTTTCTCCAACGTGAAAGTCTTCATCTACAGTAAAGATTCTACCTTCAAGTCCGACTATAAAGATCCCGCCTTCATCTTCTGCTCCAGCCTGAGATACGCTTCCAAAGCCGTGTCCTCTAAAGGCATCCTTAACAGAGTCAATAAACTTAGTTCTCATAAACTTATCTAATCCAGAATTAGTTTTTGTGGGAGTATATTTTGGTGGTGTCCAGGAGTACTGGAGTATCTGTCCCATACGAAACGAATCCGTAAAGGCAATGCCGTACTGTCCAACCTTAAAGCACTTAGGCTCTTTTCTTGACAGGATCCATCCCGTTTTGTCATCTGATGCGGCGTGATCGGAACCCATGTAAACTGTTCCATTTTGGGCAATTGCTACTATACAGGTCATATTCCTAGTATACTATTTTTAAATTCGAAGGGCTAGTCCTCTTGCGAATGCAAATCCATATCAATTAATGATAATTTAATTAAAGTTTCCTCAAGCTCAGCCTTTACGCTTATAAGCTCCTGAATAGCAGAATAGTATTTATCCTTCCATTCCGTTAAATCACGCTCAACCTTATATAATTGAATTTTTAGATCTTTTAGGTCCATCTTTAAATGATCCTGTTCACGCTCACGCTGACGTATTTTTTCTTTTCTACTGTCTCTTATCCCAGCAATTATTGCAGTGCCCATGCCAGATAATATTGCCGCAGCAATAGCAATAATTATGGCGGTATAATTCAAACTCATGATAAACTAATTATACCGTGAAATAGTGCTAAACTAGCAGTTCTGAGGCGGCAATATCATTGCCAATATATTTCTTTTTTAATACAAATTCTCTTACATGCTCTGGACCCATTGATCTTCCAGCCAAAATTACAACCCAGCGTGGCTCAATTTTAGATGTAATGCATGTCTCACACATAAGCAGATTAATCGGCAAAAGGCTAGACTTTCTTACGTTAAGCTTATTCTTAGTCTTGTTGCAAGAATAGCATAGTATTTTTTCCATTATTTTTCTTCCTCGGCATGCTCAAATACGATCTCGTCAATTATGGCGAATTCGTCGTTCTCAATTAATTCTTGGTAATCAATTCCATCTTTAGTATATTTTACCACAGATGCGTAGGCTCCCATTTTTTCTATCGTTCCGTAAGCTTTAAGGCTGTGAACATACACAACGTTAATAATCTCATAGTACTCTTTCACTTGGTACCCCAACTAGTTCGCATCTTACTCCAAACGATTCAATTACTTTCTTAACCTTGCCTACATAATCAATAACCATTTCCTTTTTAATACCTTGGTATTGGATAAAGTTATCTTCATATAGCTTTATTGCTAAGAAATCTGGATATCTGGCGATATCCATTTGTAATCCTATGACTGGCGCCTTGATCTCTTTGATCTTTTTTGCCATTGCTTGATTATAAAATACTGGCTTGTTGGGCTCTCCTGTAAATAAGTTAATGCCATGCTTAAAATGTTTGTCGTCAAACATACTAGATGCCATTTTTTCTCCTTATTAGTTTCCAGGTTTCTTGCGTCTTGTGTAAATTCCTTGCCTTATCTATTGAGCCTGCGTTTAAGTATATTCCACCCCAAATGCCGTGCTCATCGTTTTCAATTCCTGCTTCGTAACACATCTTAGAGACTGGACAGCTCATGCAAGCCTCGTCTATGCTTTTTGCTATATTAACATCAGACTCGTATTTTTCGTAGAATAGGTTTGTGTCCATGCCACGACATATTGCAAGGTGGTACCAATCAAAATCATCTTCGTCTACGCCTAAATCATTTAAAATGTTTGACATATTTACCTGGTAGCTTCCAAATTCCTTGTTCGTCTACAGATATTCTTTCTGCAATACCCCATGTATCTTTTCTAAATAAACCTTTTATGTTTGTGAATCCGCTATGATCACTTTTCCAGATCATTAAATCGTAATTATCCCAATAGGATTCTTGATTTTTAGTCTTTGATCTCTCTATAAATACTTCTACACCTTTGAGTGTGAGATTAAGCACTTGCATTTCCTATCTAGTAAGTCCGCCTAGATTTTTTGCTGGCCCACTAGGATTCGAACCTAGGACCTAGAAGTTAACAGCTTCCCGCTCTGCCTGCTGAGCTATGGGCCAAAGCAGAAACCGCAGTCTCTATGTATTATTATACACGAAAAACTGCGGCTCTGTCAATGGTTTATTTGAAAAAAGTATTTCCCCAAAAGGACTTCTTTACTTGATCTGCTTCTGATAAATCTTCTGCTTTTTCTACTGGCACACAGTTTGGAACCATTCTTCCATTCTTATCTTTCATGCCTCTTTGTGTGTATCCAGACCAGCAAGCCTTTGCAATATTATCCCATTTATCTTCTTCTTCATTATCTGACTCGTAGTCCATATCGTCTTCTTCATCTTCTGGCTTAGGATCTACTGATTTCTCTAAAGACTCCTCTGGAATTTCAATAACTGTATCTATTGGATTTACTACATCGTCCAATATATCTTTGATTTCTTCTACAAATTCATTTAATTCTAATGACTTCTTCATATTCTTCTCCCTATTTACAATTTTACGGGACCAAGAAAACCCTGCGTCTCCGCCCCATGCCAACCACATAATCTTTCCATTTGAAGGACTTTCTGCGTTGTCCCAATCTTTACCTTTTTTATCTACTTCATGACGTGAAAAGTAAGAATACATACGCTTAACAGTAGACAGGCTTAATGTTTCTCCACGAGCAAGCTGTCCTGCACGAGTCCAACCTACTGATGTTCCAGCGCCTTTGGCCTTACCTTGTTCTTTTAATTTAATAGCACGACGTGCTGCGGATTGCATCCCTGACGTTGGCTTGTATCCTTCTTTTGCCATATTAGTTCTCCTTTATGCTAATGACTTTAACGTTTTTTATTTCATCATCTACGCCAAATATATCATTGGCATAATCTAAGGCGTCGCCCTCATCAAATGCTTGTACTTCTGCAGTGACCTCTAGCTTAACCCTGTAAGTATTCATTTACTTTATTGCTTGACCGCAAGACTCACATACTTTTGCTTTAGGTGCAGCCTTTTCAGACTTAGATGAAACAGGCTTAGATGCCCCACCAAATTTAGGTCTTCCAAATCCTACTATTGAAATCATAACTCCAGCTTTATTCTTCTTGTATGCACGAAGTTGTTTGCAAACTTCTCCGCCGTTTCGCTGACTTCCAGACTTCTTTGAAGATGTATTTCCTTCTATGCACCAGACTGTTCCGTCTTCGTTATCTTTAACAACGATACCTACGTGAGACACTCTATCGACGCCATCTGATGGGAAATCAAAATAAGCGATATCGCCTGGCTCTGGATCTGCAATGTCTCCATCTATCCATGCATTAGCTTTCTTAAATGCTGTTACTCCTGCTGGAGTATAAACTGTATTAGGAATCTTTACGCCAGCTTCATTTCCGCACCAGTTAACGAAACTTCCACACCATGGTTGGAAGTTAGCCTTTGTGTAGGCACCATACTTTGTCTCGTTATCTTTTGGGCCCTCAATAGTCCCAATCTCTGCTGTAGCAACTTCAATTAAACGTGCCGCTGTACCTTGATCTGCCATTAGTCTTTGTCCCAATCTGTATCAACTGGCTGCTCTGCTGGCATCTGTCCATCTGGCTTAGCCGCTAAACGTGCTGCAGTTGCATCAATTTCTGCCTCAAGCTTCTTATCAGCCTGTGTATTTTTTGCGTCTACTTCTTTATTTGCTATCTGGGCTGCCATAATATCTTTAGCCCCTGAATTTCCAATTAGAATTCCTGCAAGTGTTCCTGTAATAAATGTTGCAATGCTACCTAGAACATTAAAAAACATCTTGTCATTCTCTGACTGGGCTCCAATAGGTTGAGTTACGAATAGTAATCCGTAAATAATTCCAATTGCTGTTAAGAATAAAATACTTCCAAGAGTTATTCCTAAAATAAACTTTAAACGAGCATCTAAGTCTGCGGGCGTTAATCTTTGTTTAGCCATTTGTTATTTCCTGTTCTGGTGTTGTAGGTGTAATTTTTATTACATCTTTTGTACAAGTTTGTGAGGCCTCACATACTGGTGGATTACATTCCTTGAGTTCCCAATTTGCGGGATCTTGGCAGGAATAACGGTATCTATTTAAAGAGTCGCATCCAGTTAATGATAGCATTAATAGCCCAGATAGGGCAATAGTGATTAATTTCCTCATACCACTATTATACCCTAATCCGTTTCTTTATTTCTAGCAGGGCTTGTAATTATCCATAGGCCTGTAGTTGCTATAATTCCATAGCCAACTATAGTTTTAGCACTTCCGTCAAGGACTACCCAGGCTATAAACATTCCGAGAAGGGTCCAGGCCTGATCAATTAGATCCTTGATTATATTTTTTAGTATTCTTACCATTTTCTACCTCCTCGTGAACCTGGTGAATTTGCTCCTGAGCCTCCACCAGAACTTCCTCCGCCTCCTGTGCTACCACCTGTGGCTCCTCCTGCGGCAACTGCTGCGGCATTAATTGCTGCACCTGCAGCAACAACTGTAGCAACAACCATATCTGTTGCCTCTTCTCTTTCTGCATCAGACATATCTGCCCCAATGCTTCCAAATGCAGCAAGCGCTGCCGCTGGGTTTGTAAATAATTCTTCTACTAAAGCTCCTGGATCTTGTAGCAACTCTACTTGTGCAGCAACTGCTGCAGTAATTACAACAGCATTTCCATTTTCATCTGTTCTAACATCTACTGGTGTTGCCGCTGGAAGATCTTTATATTCAATTCCAGATGCTTTAATATCTGCAGAGCTTACTGCTTCTCCTGGCTTTAGATCTTCAATTAATGTAGCAACTACCGCATCCTTTTGTTCTTCAGTTAATTCTTTGCCTTCTTTAGCATCTTCTATTGCTTTTTCAAGGGCTTCTTTTTCAGCTTCTTTTGCTTCCGCCTCAGCCTTTAATTTATCCGCTTCCGCTTGCTTTGCTTCCGCCTCAGCTTTAGCATTTGCTTCTTCTTGTGCTTTTGCTTCCGCCTCAGCCTTTGCATTTTCTTCTGCTTGTCTTGCAGCCTCAGCCTCGGCCTCTAACCTTTCAGCTTCTGCTTTAGCTTCTGCATCTGCTTGCTCTTTAGCTTCTTGCTCTGCCTTTGCTGCAGCCTCTTCTGCTGCTACACGATCTGCTTCTGCTTTAGCCGCTGCCTCTTCTGCTGCTACACGATCTGCTTCTGCTTTAGCCGCTGCTTCTGCGGCTGCCTTTGCTTCGGCTTCTGCTTTTGCTGCAGCTTCTGCAGCTGCTTTAGCTTCTGCTTCTGCTTTAGCCGCTGCTTCTGCGGCTGCCTTTGCCTGTGCCTCTGCTTGCGCTGCTGCAGTTTCTGCTGCTGCAGCTTCTTGTGCTGCTTGCTGTGCCGCTGCTTCTGCGGCTGCCTGAGATGCTGCTTGTTGTGCAGCTCTCTGTTCTGCGTAATAATTTGTAGTAACCTGTGCAGCATTTGTCATTGCTATTACTGCCTCATTTACTTTTGTAGTTGCTGTATTTGCAAGAGTGTCTGCAGCTTGAACTGTCGCCGTTGCAGTTTCTGTAATCTGATTTAAAATTGCAACTTCTGCTGCTTTAATTTCTGTTTTATCTACTACTACTGCTTCAGCAGTTGTTTTTTGTGTTTGCAATGTATTTAGAACTGCAGTGTCTGCTACAAGTACTGCTACTGCTTCATTCTTTTCTTGAACCAAAGTGGTTAATTCTGCAGTTTCAGTGGCAACTACTGCTGTTTGACTTTCAATTTGAGCAGTGAGTTCTGTATTAGTTACATTTGTCATTGACTGAACTGGCTCTCCAGCGGACTCACGGACACCAATTCTTGGACCATTATAAAGATTTGTTGTATTACCAGCAACCGTTCCAACACCAGTCCATTCGCCTGTTGTAGGATTTACTGTCATTGTCCAATTAACATTTGTAATTGGTCCGTTGTTGTCGCCAAATCTGTGCAGATCCCAATCGACAGCTAAAGTTGTTTCTGTAGTTGTAACGGTTATTCCAGCACCTGGACCAGCACTCATAAAGTCAGAAGCATAAACAGATATATGAGGACCTGCTGGGAAATCCCACCAGTTATGATCTCCAGTACCAAAAGTAATAGTTGCCTTTGAAGTCACATATATTTGGCTATTAGCACCTTGTCCTTCATAAACAGTGTCTCCCATTTTTATGTCAAAAGGGGTTTCAATTTTAGTTGATCCATCCCACATAACTGGTAAAACTGTAGTAGTAACGTTTGGAGTGTCTATTGTTTCTGGAGCCACATATCCTTCAGTTGTATAAGTTGTAGAATCTGATGGGGTATTCTTAAGAGTATTCAATTCTGATGTTTCTGTATTTACTACAGTAGTCTGTGCATTAACAGCGGCCTGAGCTATTGCTACATTTGCTGTGTCTATAGCGACTACAGCAGTTTGTGACTCTACTTGCTTAGTTACTGTATTTAATGCTGTCTGAGCATTATTTAAATTTGTTGTTGCTTCTGCAACCACTGCCGTTTGTGACTCAACAGCTGCCGCTGCTGTTGTAGCAACAGATATTGCTGTTTCAGCAGACTGAATTGCTGTTGTAGCTTCTTGTACCTTTATTGTAGCCTCTGCTACTGCAGTAGCAATTGGCTCTTGTGTAGTAGCAATTGTAGCTGCTTGCTCTGTTGTTGTATTAGGAACATTTGCTTGAATTGTTGTTGTTATAGCAGATGCTTGTGTTTCTGCCGTTTCCTGCAATGTTTCTGCTGCTGCTTCAACCTTATCTGCAACTATCTCAACTGTAATAGGAGTGGTTGCTGTAGCGGTATCTGAAGAAGGATTTGCTGGTGTTACCTGAACTGTAACTTCTTCAGCATTTGCAATACTTGGCCCAAAAAGGAAAAGCCAGCCGATTATAAGAAGGCTGGTTAGGTAATACTTTATCTTTCTAGTCAACTAGGTATCTCCTAAGAAAACAATATTTTTGTTTACTTAAGAATTACCATTACCCTTAAATTGTATGCCAAACGGGGTGAAGTGTCTAGTCATTTCTGATTCGCATTCAACGCATGTGTAACCTGGATCACTATCATTGATTGATCTATGTACTGACATTGTTGCATGTGCATCATCATTTGTGCACTTGTATTCGTATACTGGCATTACTTGCCGCTCTTCTTCCTCGCTTTTGCTAAGGCATCAAAGTCTTTAACCTTAGTATCTCCTAGGTATCCCCAGGCATGTCCATCTGCAATCATCTTTTCATTCAAAGATACTGATGCTCCGTCAAGGAATACCCAGCCTAAAATTCTTCCATACTTCTCTGAACTATCCATCTTCTCTGTTTTAATAACAACAGTCTTAGCAGATTCAATCTGATTTTTTAAATATGCTTTTGCTTCAAGCCCCAAAGCTTTTTCCATCTTGTCGGTAGTTCTGCTTTCTGGAGTATCAATTCCAGCCAATCTAACTCTTGAGCTAAACGAGATATCAAATCCAAGATCAATGTCTACATCGATTGTATCTCCGTCCACAATCTTAGTAACCTTCTTAACATAATACTCAAACATGACTCTCCTTTAATAATAAGGAGCAGTTTATCCACATGCTCAGGTGCATCCTTCGGGTAGCGACCCGAATAGTCTGCGACTCCCCAGTGACGGGGTGCAGATCTCTATTATACTATTTATTTGATCTTTATGGTCTTGGGCTTTTTATCTTCAGGAACTAGGCGAATAATATTAATATTAAGCATGCCGTCCTTCAGAGATGCGGTTGAGACTTCCATATACTCTCCAAGAGCAAAGGACCTTGTGAATTTACGAGCAGCAATTCCTTTATGCAAAACCTCTGCGTCTGTAACTTCAGTAATTTCTCCAGAAACAACAAGCGTACCGTTGTCTACCGATAATGTGATGTCTTCCTTAGTAAATCCAGCTACCGCTAGAGATACCCGATATGTGTCTTCGTCTAACTTTAATACATCATATGGAGGATAAGATTGACGTGATGCAGTGTTATGCACCGTAGCCATTCTATCCAACTCTCTATTAAAGCCAATAAAAAATGGATCCTTAAAAAGATCCATAGCGAAATGTGTTACCATTTTATTCCTCCTTCAAGCGAATAAGTTAATTTATAGAACCCCTAGTGGGCGTTCTAATATAATTATATCAAATGTTTATTTTTATTACAAAGCTTCAGGTGCAGGAATCGGACCTGCGTTGTCAGGTTCGGAACCTGGAGTACTACCATTATACGAACCTGAATTAAACTTGCGCCCCTGGCAGGAATCGAACCTGCTACGCAGACCTTAGAAGAGTCTCGCTCTATCCAATGAGCTACAAAGGCCTGACCTAATCGTTAGGAATATCCCCTGTATCCATTTGAATTATTCCAAACTCTTTAGCCGCTTCTCTTCCCTCATCTGTCAACTCTATAGTTGCAACTAAATCTTCGTCATAACTTACGTTAACTAAACCAAGGTTATATAGAGACATAAGAGACTCGTCGACATGCCTTGAATGGGCTTCCCATAATTCTGGGGCTAGGTCTTTTGCTAATGGGGTTATGGCATATATGAACTGACCATCTTCTGATATACCAGCAACTTCAACAGCGCCGATCTCAACATAATGATCTAACTTATCGTTCTCTTCTTCTTCCATTTAGCACCCCCAGTGCAACAGGTAGGACTTGAACCTACGAATAACCGAATTATGAGTTCGGGGCCTTAACCAACTTGGCTACTGTTGCCAAGTCTCTATTGTAACGTACCGTCTTCGTTTTTGTCAATAGTTTCTTCTACTATCTGCTGTACATATTCAGAGAAATGTTTTCTTATATTTCCCATAGGTCTTGAACCCAAGGCTCGCCAAATTCTTTTATACTCTACGACATTAGAAAATGTGGTAGGGCAAAGCGGTACGCCATTGTATTCTTTAAGTACAGTTGGTAGAGGAACGTGTTTACCGCAACACTTACACTCTTTAGCTTTTTCTTGATATATGCTCATAGTATCTTCATTCTCTCCATCGATTCTCTCAAGTCATCTGGCATTCTTGGAGCACGTATCATATTTTGAACATACTCTTTTTCGCCATCTGAATCTACATTAAAGTCATTGTCAAAACTCATTGACTCATATGTATGAATTTTAATTTCTCCGCCCACGTCTGCCCTTGTTCTACTAATTGAATTAAATATAGAACCGCATACAGCATCTGCCAAGTCCTTGGATCCCTTTCTAGGGTGATCTACTCTGTCACGCATAATCTTTAACTGAAGTAATTCATCTATAAGCAATGGTATGTGAGGCCCAGATAGTCTTTCTTCTAGAACCACCATGGCCATATCGTCGTAGTGCTTCTTTGCTACAGACAAGATTTCTGTATTGATTCCATAAGCCTTTAGCTGCTGCATCATGTCGTGAGAGTTCCATCGGTCAAATGTGCACACAACTATATTAAATCCACGGGTTCTTAAGGACAAAATATAATCTTTAACTTCAGTAAAATCTACTGACTTATCTGGTGTAGGTGTCCAATACCTTACCGCATCTACTGAAACAATAGGGGCTGGCTGAGAGTATTCATTTGTAACCTTTATATTAACCCATCTATCTACATGCGCCATAGCTACTGCACAATGGTCGTGCTTCTGAGCCAAGTCTACGTGTAGGAAATATTTCTTTTCTGGATCTGGCTGAAACCATTCTTCTAGTCTTCCAAAACTATCTACGGCTAATCCTGTATTGTTAAATGCTCTCTCAACTTTTTCTCTAGACTTAAAGAATGCATCAATCATTTCTGGTGGCATGCAGGCAAATCTACCAAGAGCATCCATAGAGTTCTTGTAGAACGCTACTTTAAAATCTTCAATACTTCTTGTAGGATTTACTTCCCATGTTGGTCTGCGTAAAGCGTATACCTTTGGAATAAGATAAGAGTTAATGTGATCCTCTTCCCACTCAATCTCAAACTCGTTTCCCTCAACTCCATCTGGAAGCTCGGTATCCATCTTAAACTTATGTGATCTAATTAGAGTTTGCTTCTCAGCAATAACAGAATCATAAAACTTTTGAATAGGGTCATTCTTAAAGCGTGGAAACGAAAGCAAAATAACCTTACCGAAGTCTGGGAAGCGTGAGTCTACCGATGCACGATACATCTCATATATAGCATCAGCTGTCTTAGCCTGATCATGCCCTGTAGTATTTTCAATAGCAAAGCCTGAAATTTCATCAAGGATAACTACGATTACGTTATAGCCTTCCCATGCTTCACGCTCTGAGTGTCCTGAGTGTACTGTTATGGCCTTGTCAAACTTCATCTCTGAAGCCTTAGACTCGTACTTTCCTACGAACCACGGAGACCTATCGATTCTTGTTTTAAAACCCTTAAAGAAAACATTGTTAGCCTGCTGTGAGTTGATAGCAATATTTAAAATATCGATTGAGTCCCCAGGAGGTTTACCGTAATATGTGGCTGGATCTTTTAGACATAGTAATAGGTACACGATATAAGATACAGCAATAGTTGATGAGTAATCTTTACCAGAGCCTTTACCTAATTGTGCAATAACTTCGGTGCAGGTCTGCTTATATATTCTTTCGCCTTCATCATCGCCAAATAACTTTTTAAGAGTAGCCTCTTTGTATATCTGAGAGCTTTTTTCAATAAGGGTGTATTGTAATTCAGAAAGTGGTGGCAGACCTAAATACTCTGGGCTAGTGACAAATGTCCGTAGATCAACTGGACGCTCTTCAAATTCTTCTCCGTCAAGTATGTCGATAAGGTCATCAAAACTAAATTCCACTTGCGTCCTCTATGACGACAGACTCCACGATCCCAGTAATCTGAGACAATCTCTTAGCAACTTCCATCTTACACTTAGGACAGGTAGATGTTACTTCTTTTAATATCTTTACTAATACTTCCTGCTTACGTTCCGCCTCCGCAATTTGAGATGCCAACTCATTATTCTCAAGAACTCCAACAGACTGAAGCATTCCAATTCGTTTAGTTTCAATATCTGCAATTAACTTCAAGGCGCCTGCCTTAACGTTCAGCTGTCCTTGTGTATCGGCGTCCTCAACGGTCTTCCAGGCCTCTTTGATGAGCATGGCATAATGTTGGTCTGCACCTGAGATCGCCTCTTTAGCACGGTCTCTAAGGCTTGTATCGTTGTGAATTACAGACTTCCACTCATCAATAAATTCAATTACCTCCTTACGGCTAAATCCCGTAAGGGTGGCAATTTGAGTAGGGCTGTTACCCTTAAGTAGTTCTTCTACAACCTTATTCATACGGTCATAATGGATTGCTGGTTCTATTTCAGACATAATACCATTATACTTCTAGTTGACTGAAATAGCAAGTTTCTTGGCTATTTTAAGCAGGATTAGATATCCGATCATATCGTCTATATCGTTATCTCCTGCAAATCCTGAGCCATTCTTAATGCGATTAATCTTATCATCAATTCTAATTTTAATCTGTTCTTGATTATCCGCCTGAGAGAATATACGAATAGGACTCAAAGCTGAGTCTCCGTATGAGATATTCTTTTTAATTAACATCTCTGCAATTTCAAGGCACTCTCTAATAATAGGATGTCCTGATGGAGCATCTGTTGCTATTAATTGTAAGTCTGTTACCCATGTCTGGTAACCATTATCTTTGTTTGGATATCCCGCCATTATTTTCTCCTCAGTACAGCCATAGTTAGGTCATCTAGACTATCAAGATTAGACCTTAGCAATTCTTTTTCTGACCCATCTATATCAATATGGCTTACATTATATTTTAAATAGATGTCATCTTTTAATTCTTTATCTGAATACGAACCTAATTCTATCACCACAAGGTCGGTTTTGTCTAGTGTTTTTTGCATGCCTCTCCACGCCAGATATTCTGCCCCTTCAATATCCATTTTAATTAAATTAATATGATCCAGATGCTCTAGCATGTTGTCTATCGTGTCTGCTTTTACCTCTGCAGATTCTGTCCATAACGAATCTTCTATGCTTGATGGAAGATCTTGTTTACCCCAAACAATTGAAGATCCACCAAGATACAGTGGTGGAATATTTAATGTAACTATTCCAGGTTGATCAGAAACAGCAACATTGAACGTAGTAATAGGTGCACCATTTTCTACTGGATAATCTTCTACAGATTTATTTACTAAATCAGAAAGAGATTTATTTGCTTCAAATGCGTAAACTTTGCCAGAACTTGTTGCTAATACTTCCATTATTCTGGTGTAATATCCGTAGTTTGCCCCTATGTCTAGGCATACATCTCCAGGGTTAATATTTTTTGTTGTCCAAGATGTTATCCAAGATTCCCAGAAGCCGTGCCTAGACAGCCATTGCCCCACAGAAAGTTCATTTGGGTCTGTATAAAGATAAAATGAATTTAAAATTTTAGCTAGATCTGTGTGGCTTGCACCAGAAATCCCAGCAGACTCTACTTCTTCTCTGCTCATATTGTTTCTAATCATCGTTTTTTAATCAACCCAAACTGATCTAAGTATCTCTGTATAGTCATAGCAGAGACTCCGCACTCTTTACCTATTTCGGTAACAGTTTTCTTCTGGACCACGTATCTTCTATGCAGCCACTCTTTACTTTGGTATAGCTTCATCGTTCCGTCAGCACCGTGTTTGAATAGTGAGCAATGCCAAATGCATCTGCTACGTCAAAATCGTCAAGCGATAGACCATATTTCTTATTAAAGTAATCTACAGTTCTTTGCTTACGCATGTTTCTTAGTTGATTTTTATACCATGAGTCTGCATATCCTGGGTTCTCAAATCTGATCTTATCTTTTTCAAACTTTGTTGGATTCTTGTTTCCAATATATGCTTGCCACGCAGTAGGCGATATGGTTATAACCTTAGCCCCAGTAGACATTAACTCTGCAATAACAACTCCATAAACATATGACAGTTTAATTACAGCATCTGGGGAACGAACTAAGATTGCTCCCTCTACTACAATATAATCTGACTTAAGCTCGTCAAGCATTAGTGCCATCTTCTTCTTAGCGTCATAAATCTTATCGTAGATATCTGATCCTACTAAGTTAATCTTGCCCCATTTTAATGGCTGATCACCCTCCATCAAGCAGAAAGCAATTGAATTGGTAGAAGCATCTATACCCAAAACACGATTGGCCTTGGTCTTAACTAGGTCAGCTAATTTCATTTATCATTCCCATTAGACTATTTCTAGTCTTTAAATTTATTTTCTTCTCACATGTAGCACAATAGTTAGACTGATTGTATCTGCTTAATTGAGTGTTACATTTCTTGCATGGGCGGGCTGCGCCATTTCTAATAGCTTTTTTCTCATAGTATTTCTCCATGATCCTTCTATTAGTAGCAACACGGCAACACTCATCTGTGCAATACTTTTGGTTATGTGTCTTTGGCTCAAACTCCTTGGCACACTCTTTGTTTCCGCAAATCATAGGGCTGGCATTTCATACAACTCTATTTGTACCGTACCTAGTTGTGCATCTTTTGCAAAGCATTCTTTCTTTACTGGACAGTATGTGCAGGGCATCTTAGACTTAGTTGCACCTTGAGGGCGCATTGGCAGGTCTCCATTTTTAAAGTTATCCCAGACTTCCTGCATCCACAAGAACGTATCCTCAATTATCTTTTTATTCTTATCATTCATTGAGATTGGAATAATAAGTATTTCTTGAGTATTCTTGTTCTCATAAAGGAAGAAGCCTTCTTTAGCATTCTTTAGCTTCATATACGTCAAGAGCTGGAGCATATGGTTAGGGGAAGACTTCATCTCAGACTGTCGTGTATCCCATACCTCTTGCTTAGCCGTCTTAATTTCACCAATAACAGTCTCACCATCATATTCCATAATCAAGTCAATAAAGCCTCTAATAGGAGGATATTCGTTGATAATTTCTTCTTCTTCAGCCCTCCATTCGGGCATAGTTTTAATAAGGTTCTGCAATCTTTCATGCGCCTGAGTACCCTGAGCCATATTAGCAACTGCTACCGCATCATTATCATCAATGAACATAGCACCGCTAAACGCCATATACCAATATCTTGGGCACTTACCATGACCATAACCTAAAGAACTTGGGCTAAATGACTTCTTTGTCATCTCTCCATCGGCACGTTTTGTATTCCTGTAGGACTCATCAAGTAGCTGAGCAAATCTTTCTGGGTCGAAAAACTTTCCAGTATGCTTCTTAAACTTTAAATTCTTTACTATATCTCTACCCATTATGAATTGTACCTAACGACATACTTAAGTGCATCTACAAGTTTGTCTATGGACTCCTTTACTGAATAATATACGTTCTTCTTATTGTTGTTTTCGGTACCAGCTTTATCCTTTGCAATAGTAGAATAATATGATGCAAGTACGGCAAACTTAGTTGACATGGCTTGCAACTCCATGATCAACATAGGAGACTTTGCAGAGGGGACATCTGGATTCATTAATAATTTTACCACAATAGCCAAAGCTTTATCCAGGTGTTCATCCTTCATAAATTCGTGAAGGTCGTTGAACTCTGTGATATCACTAATTAGTTCTAATGTATTTTTAGCCTCTGTCATTTTTAATCCTCTTATCCCATTTGTCTATAAATAAACCTACCCCATAGCCTGCTACAAATCCTATGAGGATCCCGCTTAAAAATATTGCTTCAGTCATGGTTCTCCTCCCAGAACTGTATCAACTCTTCTAACACAGTCCATTCAATAATACCTAGTCTAACTTTAGATTCAGTACCAATAATAATCTTTAATGCTGGGTGCATATCACGACTTACTTTAAATGTATCTGTGCAGATCTTTGACCACACTGGCTTATTTAAAGTAAAAGATGATGATGCTTCCTTGTAGTCTACCAAGAACTGGTTCCATTTTGCGTCACCCTTTTGATAATCACCACGCCCGCTATTCTTTTGTGCCTTGGCGCCATCACGCTTAACTTCAGATCTTTCTGACATTAGTTTACCCTAAATGTAGTTTCATGTGCTTTAGAGCATCTCCAAGACATAACCAACTCAACTGGATCCCAATATGCACCAGAAACATCCTCATCGCATTTAGAGCATGCCCTGACTCCATTAAGGTGTTCTAATTCGTATGGTTTCTCTTCAGACTTTTTATTGAGAAACTCATTAAGATCTGGCATTTATTTCTCCTACTAAGCTGTCTACAACATCTGGATTTTCCCTTAAGTATGCTACAGCCTTTGCACGTCCTTGAAAACGCTCTCCATTTACTGTATACCATGCTCCACCCTTTTCTACGATGCCGCACATTTCTGCAACATCTAAAGTTTCTCCAACTCTATCTACACCAAGAGCTTGCCCTTGGTAGTAAAAGTCGTACTGTCCCGATAGATTTGGGGGACCGAGTTTGTTGTAATCAATAATCCAGTTAACTGGTCGCCCAACCCTTTGTTCAATGATCTTGTCGCCAACCTTAACCCCAGCCTTAATAGCATTCGCCTCAGCTTCAGACGACCAGAGTTTAATGACAGTGGAAGAAAAGAACTTGACTGCCATGCCACCTGTGGGGATGTGACTAGCATGCATAGATCCAAATTGA